GACCCTCGGCGTCACTATTTCCACGGCGTTCAAGGCGGCGAATCTGTTGCGTGATTCCATTGCCGCGCTGGCCGTCTCCCGGCTGGACGCCAACGTGTTCAAGCTCAAACCGCTGACCAACCCGATTCGGGGCTTTCTGGCCAGCAAGGAGGGGGGCTATTCGCCAGGAAGTCTACGCGCGAAACTCTATTCGGCATTAGGCGCGGACACCACTGGAGCCACCCAAGCCGCGCTGCTGACCGGGGGCGGGACCTTCCGGTTTGGGACGCTGCTGGAAGGCGACAGCGCGGCGGCGGCGCGGCGCATCGCGGGATTCAAGCCCGACACCGTGCTCAATTCACCCGAAAAGATCAAAGGTCTGTTCGACACGCTCAAATCCGGGCTGGACGCCTGGAACCGGTTCGGGGACCGGCTGGAAACCGCCAACCGCGCGGCGCTGTACGAGCAATTGCGCGGGGAGGGCAAGACCCATCTGCAAGCGGCGCTCGCCGCCCGCGACCTGATGGACTTCAGCCAGTCAGGGGCGTGGCCAGCCACCCGGTTCCTGATCAACATGGTGCCGTTTATTAACGCCCGGATTCAGGGCCTGGACGTGCTATATCGCAAGGGGTTCCAGCCCATGGCGCGCGCCGCGACCGGCCAGGCCAGCGGCGGCGAGAAGCTGCAGGCGCTGCGGTTCGCCACGACCACGTTCTTGGTCGGACTGGCCTCGACGCTGCTGTACCTGACCTACAAGGATGACGAGGATTTCAAGGCGCGCGAGCAATGGGATCGGGATACCTACTGGTGGTTCAAGGTGGGCGATACGGCCTATCGCATTCCCAAGCCGTTTGAAGTCGGCGCACTGGGCACCATCGCCGAGCGGCTGGCCGAGCAGATCGTAGACCAAGAAGCGACCGGATCACTGTTTGCGCAGCGCATGGGCGCCATGCTGGGACAGACCTTCGCCTTCGACCCGACCCCGCAACTGGTCAAGCCGCTGCTGGAGGTCTACGCCAACCGCAGCACGTTTACTGGACGCCCGATTGAAACGCTGGATATGGAGCGGCTGTCGCCGGAACTGCGGCGTCGCTATTCCACCTCGGCGCTGGCCATCGGCGCCAGTGAGGCCGGGTTGGGCCGGGCCGGCGTGTCGCCGGTGCAGATCGAGCACCTGATCCGGGGTTACTTCGGCTGGCTGGGCACGCAAGCCTTGCTGATCGGCGATTACGCCGCACGCCCGGCCATGGGCTTGCCCGAGCGCCCCGCCAAGCAGACGGACATCCCGCTGATCGGCGACCTGCTGCAACGGTTCGCCCCGGACGGGCGCAGCAGTCGCTACGTCACCGAGTTCTACGACCAGTTGCAGCAGGTGCGGCAAATCGCCGCCGACGCCCGGCTGTTCGAGCGGCTGCAAGACCCGGAAGCCCTCCAGCGCCACGTCGCCCAGCACGGGAAAGCCCTGGCGCAAGCCGCCCCGATGGAGCAAGTCGCCCGCGCCTTCGCCGAACTGGGGCAGGCCGAGCGGCGCATCGGCGCGAATCGGACGATGAGCGGGCTGGACAAGCAGGCGCGCATCGATGAACTGACCCGGCAAAAGAGCCTGCTGGCGCAACGGGCCTTGGCCGCGCTGAGGATGTAGTAATGGAAGTGGCTGGCCAATACGCATTGGCGATTGAAACCCCGCTCCATCCCAGCACCGTCGAGCGGCAGCGCGAACGGACGACGCAGGCCCCTGCGGACGAAGCGGCGCGCAAGGTCGCAGTACTGGAGCGGCATCGCCAGGAATGGAATGAACACTCGGATTTATGGTGGGACGCGCACTACGGGCGAAACATCGAGATGGCCAAGCTGGCGAAAATCCAGGCTGAAACCTTGCGCCTGCGCCAGGCCGACGAGCGTAAGGCGTGGGGCCTGGACACGGCGACCGCCGACATCGGCCAGCTATCGCCAGAAGAGAATCTGGCCCGCATCCGCGAACTGTTGCAGGCGTTGAATCTTGGATTCGCTCACTGAGATTCGCCAGCGGCTGGAATCGGCCCTTGACCACCAGCGCCGCAACCGCCTGGCCCACTACACGCCTTACCCCAAGCAGGCGGAATTCCACGCGGCGGGAAAGACGCATCGAGAAATTTTGCTGAGGGCGGCCAATCAAGCAGGAAAAACGCTAGCCGCCAGCATGGAACTGGCGATGCACCTGACCGGGCGCTATCCCGCCGACTGGCCAGGGCGGAAATGGGCGCGGCCCATCGCCGCCTGGGCCGCCAGCGAAACCGCCCAGACCACCCGCGACAACATTCAACGCCTGGTGCTGGGCCGACCCGGCGAGTGGGGCACGGGCAGCATCCCTGCCGATGCGCTGCTGGATCGAACCGCCGCGCGGGGCGTGGCCGGGTTGGTGGATACCGTCCGGGTGCGCCACCGGTCCGGCGGCATCTCGACCTTGACCTTCAAGACCTACGATCAGGGGCGTGAACGCTGGCAAGGCGAAACCCTCGATCTGGTGGCGTTCGACGAGGAGCCGCCGTTGGACATCTACCTGGAGGGGCTGACCCGCACCAACGCCACGGGCGGGCGGGTGTGGCTGACCTTCACCCCACTGCTGGGCATGTCCGAGGTGGTGCGGCGCTTTTTGTATGAGCCGTCCGCCGACCGCCTTGATATCAACATGACCATCGAGGACGCCTTGCACTACGCGCCGGAGGAGCGGGCGCGCATCATTGCCAGCTATCCCGCTCACGAGCGCGATGCGCGGGTGAAGGGCATCCCGATTCTTGGCAGCGGGCGCATCTTTCCGGTAGTGGAGGAGTCCATCACCTTCGACGCCATGGCCTTCCCCAAACAATGGCCGTCCCTCGCGGCGCTCGACTTTGGTTGGGACCATCCGACCGCCGCCGTCTGGGCGCGCTGGGACCGAGACAGCGATACGGTCTATTTTTACGACTGCTACCGGGTGAAGGAAGCGACGCCGGTCATCCACGCGGCGGCGCTCAAGGCCCGCGGCGCGTGGATTCCGACGGCGTGGCCGCACGATGGCTTGCAGCACTCCAAGGACAGCGGGGAACCACTGGCGGAGCAATATCGCCGTCAGGGGGTAAACATGCTGCCGGAGCACGCCCAGCATGAGGACGGCAGTATCGGCGTGGAAGCCGGGCTGATGGCGATGCTGGACCGGATGTACACCGGACGGCTGAAAGTCGCCCGGCACTTGGCTGACTGGTGGGAGGAGTTTCGGCTGTACCATCGGGACGAGGGCAAGGTGGTTAAGGAGTACGATGATCTGATGGCGGCCAGCCGTTATCTGATCATGAGCCTGCGGTTTGCCCGCTATGAGGGCGAGCGGCCCGAAACCACCTTGCAGCGCAAGCTCAAGGGCCGGTCGGGACGCAGCGCCATGGCGGCGTAAACAGGGAAGGCGCTTGCTACCGCGTAAAAATCGCAGTACATTCAAGTCTCGTTCGGGCGGAACGACATCCGCCCCAGTATCGCGTCCTGTCTGAGCGCGTCTCCGTCCCCAGCGACGACATGCCTGGAACCCACATTATTTCTTTGTCTGTGGAGTTCGAGCATGGCGCTCACGAATTTCGCTGCGCTGACGTCGCAGCAAAAAATCATCTGGTCGCGCGACCTGTGGCAAAACGCCCGCGATCAGATGTTCATCAAGCGGTTCACCGGAACCGGCGATAACAGCCTGATCCAGCGCATCACCGACCTCACCAAGACCGAACGCGGCGAGAAGGTGTTGATGCACCTCGTGGCGGACCTGACCACCGATGGCGTGGTCGGCGACAATCAGCGCGAGGGCAATGAGGAAGCGATGCAGTCCTACAGCCTGGACCTGCAAATCGATCTCCTCAGCCAGCAGGTGCGCAACAAGGGCAAGATGTCGGATCAGAAATCCATCATCAACTTCCGCGAGCAAGCCCGCGACAAGTTGGCGTACTGGCTGGCCAACCGCATCGATCAACTGGCGTTTCTGACCCTGTCGGGCGTCAGCTATGCCTATCAAACCAACGGCGCGGCCCGCACCAGGTCTGCGCTCGCGCAACTGTCCTTTGCCGCCGATGTGTCCGCGCCCACCACCAACCGGCATCGCCGCTGGGACGTGAGCACGACCAACACCCTGCAAGCCGGATCGACTGCCGATGTGGCCGCCGCCGATGTGCCGTCCTACGAGATGATTGTGCAACTGGTGAGCTACGCCAAGACGCACTACGTCAAGCCCCTGATGTCGGGCGGCAAGGAATACTACGTGCTGCTGGTGCATCCGGGCACGCTGGCCAAGTTGAAGATGGATTCCAACTACCTCAACGCCATTGTCAACGCCGCGCCCAAGGGGGATGCAAATCCTTTCTTCACCGGGGCGACCGTGACTGTCGATGGCGCGGTGCTGCATGAACACCGGATGGTGTTCAACACCCTGGGCTTAGCGTCTGGCTCCAAATGGGGCGACGGCAGCTTGATCGACGGCACGCGCACCCTACTGTGCGGCGCGCAGGCGCTGGCCATGGCTGACCTGGGGCCGCCGGAGTGGGCGGAGGAGACCTTTGACTACGGCGCGCAACAGGGCATCAGCGTGGACAAGATGTTCGGCCTGCGGAAACCCAAATTCATGTCGCCCTACGATGGCACGGTCGAAGACTTCGGCGTCATCGCGTGCGATCACGCCCTGTAAGGAGGCACTGCGATGGCAATCACCCTACAATCGGGCCGGCAACGCTCGGCGTGGGCAACAGTGGATTTTTCCTATACCGACATCGCCACGGGGGTAGCGGCTGCGGCCATCAAGCTGCCGGTCGGGGCGGTGGTGGTCGGCGGCGCCGTCGTGGTCAAAACGGCGTTTAATTCAGGCACGTCGGACGTCATCGTGGTTGGCGATGCCACGACCGCTGACCGCTACAAAGCGTCCACCTCCATCGCCTCGGCTGGACGGCTGGCCTTGGTTCCTACCGGCTATGCCGTGCTGTCCACGACCCGCGAGATCAAGGTCACCTGGACGGCGGTGGGCACGGCGGCCTCTGCGGGTGCGGCGCGACTGGAAGTCGAGTACATCGTTCCGGCGCGGGCGGACTTCAGTCAGGACTAAAGGATGGCGATCTGGCGATCTCCTGGGACTGAACCAGTCCATCTCTGCCTCCTGTCCGGTCACGCCATTGTGATTGGACCGGAGGGGCGAGAGTTGCCGCCGCTCTTTGAAGCGGCGGCGGCGAGCGCCAACTGTATGTGCGTGAAACCCAAACGCGCAGCAAAAGCGTCGATCGATGCGCCGGGCGCGGACCCGCCGCAGGAGGAGGTCTAATGCCTTTATCTACCTACGGCAGCGGCTATCCAGTCCCTGTCATCCAGGGGACGCTAACCGCACTGGGCTACCAGCAAATCACCTCGCTATCAAGCGCCGCCGCGCTGACCGTGCCCATTGGGGCGCGGTTGGCGTTGATTCAGGTTGAATCCGCCGATGTGCGCTGGCGGGATGATGGGACGAACCCCACTGCCAGCGTCGGGATGGTATTAGATGCGGGCACCATCTTGCTGTATGACAGCGCATTGAGTGCGATCCGGTTTATCGAAACCGTTGCATCCGCCAAACTGAATATCAGCTACTACGGATGATTTCCCATGCCTAGCGTTATTCCCATGGCATCGCGGCTCTGGACGTATATCATCGGCAAGTTGCCCAGCTATACCGGGGCCTTGTCCGCGAATCAGTTTTCGTTGACCGGCAACATCACGACGACCGCCTGGACCACTGCGGGCGTGCGCCACAAAAACGCGGCGGCGACGCTGACTGACACCAGTAGCAGCGGCACCGTGGCAGACGCGTACAGCAATGTATTCGGCGGGAACACCATTGCGGCCAACAACGCAACGGTCTACACCAACTACAGCACATTTTACATTGCCGAGCCGAATGCCGGCGCGAACGTCACCTTCACTAACAAATACGCGCTGCTGACCAATGGCACGGTGGGAGCGAGTGCGATCGTGGCCTACGGCAGCGACGAACCGACCTACGGCGCGGAGTTGTTGACCTCGGCGGGCTGGACGGTCAATTCCGGCTGGACGGAATCCCCGGATGATACCTTTGCCCATACCAGCGGCACCGATACGCTGACGCACTCAGCGACGATTGCGAACGACACGAAATACCAACTTTCCTACACCATTACCGGGCGCACGGCAGGCACGATCACAATCACCGTGGGCGGCGCGACGACCGGAGCCGTGTCTGCGACCGGAACGTTTGGCCCCACGACCAGCAGCACAAACGCGTTGATCGTCACCCCAACGACCGATTTCAACGGGACGTGCGTCTTTTCGCTGAAAGCGATTACCGCCGTCAGTACGCCGCGTATGGTGATTAAAAACGCGAGCAGGACTACGGTGCTCGAAACGCGGACACGGGGC